CCGCTGTAGATTTTGTGCTGTCTTGATCATCAACACCTGCAATATCAGTGTCTATGTCAACTACTGGTTGATTTTGGATTGATGGTTGCTCTTTTTCTTTAGTTTTGACTTTTTCTTTGGCCTTAGCTACGATCTCTTTACCTCGCGCCGCTATTTTTTCCGGAGCAGCACCAGTATCTTTCGTTGCCTTAGCAAAATCCACAGCAGCTTGAGCTTGTTGTTGGACTGGTAGGTTAGCCGCAGCTACCTGTTGGGTGAAATCTTGGAATCGTTTTTCCTGTGCATCATAGCGTGCATTAGCATCAGTCACTGCTTGCTCTGTTTGTTTTATTTCTTTCTGTTGAGAATCAATGGTAGACTTGGCTTTGTTCATCCACTCGCCGGTTTCCCTGTCGCGACGATCGAGTTCTTCTGTTTTATCACCAATGGCTGCAACTACAGCCTCGAGATCACTTGACGTTTCGGGAAACTTGGCCTTGGCTAATTGAACAAATCGTTTGGCTTGTGGGTTTAGATATTTGTCTTCTGCTTCATCATTGGAATTAAATTTATCAAATTTTGCTTCAAGAGTGTTAATGGCTTCCATAATATCGCCGCGAGGATCTACGCTTTCGTAAATAGGCTCTGCCTCTACAGTACTTACTGGAGTACTTTTAGACAGGTTATTTAAAATATCGTAGATATTATTGCTCATATATTATTTGCTACCTACTGGACTTTTATCACCAGCAGCTATATCATTAGTTGTTTTACCATATGCGGGATTTGCAACACCACCAATGGTATTGTCACTGCCCGCTATCTCAAACTCTGCTGGTTTACTTAATTCTTTAAGTATGGTTCCCGCCTCGCTATAAGACTTGCTGGCCGCTTTTTGATCTGCATCAGCTTTTGGATAAGGCTTTGTTAATTCTGCATCACCTTGTTTGTATTCTTTAATTTCGCTTTCACCGTCTATATTCCAACGCCAAATTTCTTCTGGGTTATATTTAGGAACAACGACTACACTAGCTATAGGGCAACCTAGGCGTTCAGCGACGATACTGCGTAATTGTTGATCATTTACTGGATATTTTAGAACTGCATCCATTATGAACACTTCGCAGTTAGGAATGCTAGGGAAGTCGATATCGTTGGCTTTAATTGGTATACGTTTTGTTTCACTCACGCTTTCTAAAGCGTATTTTGCAAGACCAACTTTAAGTCCGTCTAACTTATCTTTAGGATCACAGTTAGCGATCTTGATGCGGAATTCATAAGTTTTTTGGACTTCTGAAAGATATTTTAAAAAGTTCTTCATATTTTAGTATCCTATTAGTGTTATTTATCAAGAATCCGGAGATTATTTGCCTAGAATCTGCTTGAGCAGTTCGTTGCGATCTAGTATCACACCCTTGCCATCGGCGGCATCTACTAGTTTTTCGCCATCGTTTTTGGCATTTGTTTGGTCTAAACGTGCCTTTTTCAGCTGTAGATCAACCATACGTAGCTTCTTATCCAGCTTGGCTTGCTTGGCTGTGATAGCGTGTCCTAGCAGGGTACCTGCTGTGGCTAGGATGTGTCCGCTGAAGCGTGCTTCAACGTTCATTCCTAGATCAATTAGGTCCTGGAATTTTTCTTTAGCAAGATCGCTGAGTTCATCTAGCTCTCGATCGCTGACATCTAAGTCTGCTACAAATGGTAGTGCGGCATCGATCTTATCAATGGCTAGATCTACTTCTTTGATGATAGCACGATTTTCTTCGATGGTAGATTTGGATTCTTCAGCTGATGTTTCTTCAGCAGGAGGTAGATTAAACAGTTCTTCGAGTTTTTGTGTCATACCGATATTTATCGTTTGACATTTTTGAAGATATCGTATTCGGTTATAACACGGAAGCGCATATTATTGGCTCGGGCCCAACTATCCGCAGCTGCCCACTTGGCCATATTAATAGCCACGCTGAGTTTATCACGATAGCTACGTGCTGATTCCATGGTAGTCTCGGCTGAGGGCTTTACTTCTACTACTTCTGTATGTTGCTTTTGATTGGCATCTACGTAGACTATGAGAAAGTCTGGAACATAGATAGTATTCTTACCACTGACTGGATTATAGTAAGGAATCTTAACGCTCTCTGACGTCCAATTTAGTACTGCGGGATTATTGTCACAGAAATTCATGAACGCGAATTCCCAACTACTACGATATGTAGGGCTTTTCTTCCCCATGTATTTTTCTGGATTCTTTATTGTAAATTTACCGTTAGCGTACTTGGCCATTATGCTAAGATAGTTCTCTGTATGTATTTGCCAGTCCTGGGACTATTACTCAATCCAAGTAAACTAGTTCCTACGCGATTAAGATTCAACAGCATGGTTAAATATGCATCAAGTTCGCTGAGATTATTATAAGGCACACTAGGACCTGGTTTAGCATACTGTTTTGATCCTGCTGTCCAGTTTCCTGTATTTGGATCATAGGCATTTGTGTCCTGCGCATCGCTATTGGTTTCACTAGAATATGTAGGACTTGTTAGCCTATTTTTGTCACTGAATTTTTTCAACTGCTCGACAACTTCTAGAGGATCTAGACTCTGCTGTATGCAGGTATAGACCACAGCACCTGCTAGTGTTTTACCGGTTTCTCTGTCCCCCGTTATCATTTGGAAATAGGCCACCACTGCATCATTTTCGCTAGGGCCAACCACGGGCTGTTGGACGTAGAAATTATTAAAGTATTGTTGGGTTTCGTTTAAGCCGTCGTTGGTTGGTAAATTTCCCGAAGTTGCTGACATAGTATATCCTTATAAATCTGTGCGACCTTGGTCGCTTGAGCCAAAGATACTAGAAGTCGACCTCTTAATACCATCTTGTACCGTGCCACTGGTAGGCACGAAAATACTGCTGAGCGGAGAGCGTCCTTTCATGATATTTTCGCCAATCCGGCTCAGATCCAATGCAGGAGTTTGTTTGATCTGTGTGTTAGTGCCTGTGAGGATATTCGTAGCATTGATGACATTCTGTACCGTGCTGCCTAGGTCCCCATTCTCAATGCTGTTTAATATGCTGTCTCCGGCACCGATCAAAGCACCAAGATTACGCAGTGGGCTGCTAGTTTGATCATAGTGTACTTCGCTAAATCCTAGGACTGTACCATTGCTGACTGGACCTGTGTCATACAACACACTTTCATAATTGACCGTCATAGTATGTTCCAATGGTTGGTATTCACCGGCTGTGTGTTGGCCATGTTGGAATATGCTGATCATTGGGCGGATTAGATAATAGCTGCTGAAGCGTTTCTGATGCAGGCTATAGATCCTTATGCTGGTGATAAAAGGAATGTTACCTGCCAGATCGGTCTTGGGACTGTATCCCCAATTCTGTTGCTGGCGTTGTTTATACTTGCTGTCATCTTTGAAATTTTCCAATGGATAATCGCTGTCTCTGTAGTAGTAAGAATAGTAGTTGTACCAGAACTTGCGAACTACATCAGCACTATCATCATGGAAGGTGATGGTCACTGGATCATAGGTAACCTTTTCTTGTTGTACTGTCTTTCTATTGTAGGCATTATGCGTCTTGGTAGTGACAGTAAATTTAGGTAACTGTACTTGCTTGGCCATAAGCCCCGTTTCTATCTGGCTTAATTGATCCATGTTGGCTATGTTCGGATTTACATCAATAAACACGTGGAATAGATTATTTAATTTAGGGCTAAGTCTATACAAGCCATCAATGAATGTTCGTGCGGCATGCTGATAGTCCCTGACATTCCTATTAGGTGCTATCGACTGTAAGATACTGCCCCAGATGTTGTTTCTTGCCATGATGCTTTCCGTTTTATATATTTATCCGATAAAAAAAGCCCGGTTTTTTACGCCGAGCTTTTTGAAGAGTTTCGTCTGGATTATCCAGTAATTACTGTGCCTAGTGTTCTTGTTATCTGAGAACCAATACCTGAACCTGTAGGTGTTTGCAGTGCGTTGTCGTAACGTATTGTCAATGATACTGTTACTGGATCATTGGTAGCATAGTTATTGTCACCATAGTCTGTGGTGCTTAGGTAACAACCATACATCTCCCAAGTTTCAAGGATGTTAGGAACGTTCGTTCCGTTGCCACCATCGAGGATTTCAAGAACAGTAGTAAATTTATAATCAATACCTGAACTTGCAGAACTTTGTTCAAAGAAATCATATTGTTTCTGCATCTGTTCACCAACACGTTTGCTTACTTCACCGCCCGCATCATCACGTAACATGCAGGATACTTCTGCCCAGGTAGGTTTACCAGCTAGATAAACTTTGCTGTTGTAGATAGGAATTTCAATAGGGTCAAAACTCACGCTCGGACGTTTGAAATCCATGACCTGTTTGGTCAGCTCAGTAGTAGGTTGTGTAACACCAAAATTCAAGAAAGTCACGCGAAAGCGAAACTTTAATTTTGGCATTAACAGACCCTGTGAACTAGCACTCTGATTTGTGCTTAGGGGTACTGTAAAATTTGTTAATGATGATGTTGCCATCTTATTTTCCTTTTAATACTATAATAGTATTTAGCTGTTTTTATCTCATATCGGGGGAGGATCACTCCTCCCATAATATGCGTATATTAATTAATAGTCAAAGCTGCTCCGGTGTTTTGTAAGCGAACCGGAATATAGATAAACTCAATGGCTTTAACTGGTTGTATAGCGATATCAATATACAATTCATTATTATCAATCCTGATAGGAGTGTTATTTGATGTATCGCACACTACCAAGTAGTCATAGATCGCACGTTTAGCAACTAGATCGTTAAACACTGAATCAAATGCTCCTTTGACTTGGCTACGTGTAATCGTGTCATTTGGTTCAAATATAAATGGCTGTGCAATCCTACCTAATATTGTTCTTAGATAAACAACTAGTCTTGCCACGTTGATACGATCCATCGCACTTGCCTGCGCACTGCGAGTTTTCTGACCGTATGCGACTAAGCCAACACCAGGTAATATAGTGATTGGATTAACTCTGTTTCTGTATAGAACATCTCGCAATCCACTCGTTACACCAATTGACTTGAACGTATTATTGTCTGCTGTATCAACATAACCAATAGCTGTGACATTATCAATTAAACCGCGGCGCACACCTGCTGGTGCAAACCATGGATAACTAACAGCATCACTGCGGATGATAGTT